GAATGGGAGGATTATATTTGCAGAATTGATATTAGTAAATACTAAATTATCATTTTGTAATTTATAATCTCCATATATAATTCTATTTTGTATCTTGTCTGTAATCGTGAATTTGTTGTAATAATTATTAAATATTATATCAACATTGTCATAACTATAATAAAATTTATTAGGTAAGACATTATTATTTTTAAATGCTAGTTCATCATATGAATATTTTAGTAGTTGTGTTGTTGTTAATATATATATCAAAGATCCATTTACTGAGCCATTTAACACTTGACCGTTTGACTTATCAATATTTACCGAATTAATATACTCATATTTGATTTCTGAATTATCATTATATATTTCTATTTTATGGACGATATTGCTTGAACCTACATATAAATTTTTTGAGTTATTTGTGGATATATCAATCCACATATATGTAATACCACCAATCATCCAATTATTAAATGTACTATCTATTTTTAGAGTAGTAATACTATCATTATTAGAAAAGAAATCTGTCAAATTATATATTTGGAGTATGTTTGTGTTATTAAAATATATAACGACATATTTACTGGACCAAACGACATATTTGATCGAATCTTCAAATTTCCTTGTTTTATCTAGAAGAACGTTTCCATTATAAACACGAATTCTTGAATTATATATATACATATAATTGTATAGCCCGCCTGATAAAATAAGTTCTACTTTTTTTGGCATGTCAAAATAAACAGGATCTATGGAAACAGGCAGCAATGTACTTCCAATAAAATTATAAACAATCGTCGAATCAATCATATTGTTCGCCATACTATTGACTGTTAAATTAAATATTGGAAAATAATATTTATTTTCTGATGGTTTGTAGATATATAAATAAAACAAATTATTTCTAAAAGTTACATTAACAATATCAAAATTTGATTTATTCAAAGTTTCAATCTCATATGAATTAACATTTGCTCTTCCTGTGCCATACAATAAAAATGAAATATCAATTAGATCTGTTTGAAATGTTGTTTCATTAAAGATGTAAATAGTGTAATTTGTAATATCAATACTAATAATAAATCCATCAAAATAATAGATATTGGAAATTTTTGGATAATTGATTGTTTTAGAGATGGATGCCGCGAATAAATTAATATTATTGTTATTAATATCATTAATTTTAACAAATGAATTATATAAATATTTATTTGATCCAACTGTATTATTTGTTGTAAGACCACTGACATAATATAATTTATTATCATTGATTGAAGGAATTACAGAATTTGTTAGCCATTTGTTTTCAATCTGACATATGTTATATGGTCTAAATAAACTGTTTTGTTCTAATTGTATAATATTATTTAGTTCTGTCTTATAAAATATTCTAATTATATCCTGTGTTACAATATCAACAAAATATTTCTTATGAAAAAAATTATAAGATATTATATTACGAAAGGAACAATCAAACGATGATTTAATTGGACTCCATGGAATACATGTTTCCAATAGATGGAGATCTTTAAATTTTTTATCAGTTAATACAGTTCTAATAGCAGATTTATTTATAATATAGATATCAACACTATTATCAACTATAATAATGTTACTATTACGGACCATAAAAAATGTAATATTTGTAAAATTAATATTCCTAATAAGGTCTAGTTTTGAATAATTAACTGGCTGATTTAAATTATTGTCATTTACATAAAAATTTAATGAAAATTTATTCGTTTTAATATCTAACAAATAATTTTCCAATAACTCAACATCCGATTTAATTATACAATATTCATTGCCAAGACCAATACTCTTGTTTAAATAAATATTTGATAATTCTTGACTATAAGTCGGCTCATAATCTATTAAAGTACTGTCAATTGTATATTTTGAGATTAATGTGAATAATTGTTGTTTCCGATCATTTGAATAATTAAATAAATTAAAATTAAAATTATATACTAATGAATTATAATCTTGTGTCAATTTATAGAGGGTTGTTTTAATTGTATTATAATAACTATTAAATAATGTATCATTCGGATCTCTGTATAAAAATGAACCAGAATATGTAGTAGATAGAAGTATATTCAATAAATAGTCCAAAATAGTTTGAAGATATGTGTTTTGATATTCTTGATATGTCGTGAATGTGTTTGTTGAACTATTATAACCAACTTCAATAATATGAAAAAAATAATTTGTAGCTCTAAAAATATTATTGTAAATATTTGTTAAATATTCAACATTGTATTTAATTGGTCCAGTAGAAACATTTATGACATTCGTTAGCACATCATTGTTCGAAAGTCCGCTCGTATTTAATGTAGTTATATATGAATTATAATTAGTTACTACATCTGTATTTGTACTACTCACAATAATGTCATTTATTTTTAATGCAACATTGTTTTTTATAAATATATTATCACTTGTACTAAAAGATTGCGATAATGATAATTTAGATGTATTAATAGTCGTAATATTATTAGTTGCATCATATGATGAAGATGTAATAATGAATACAGCCAATGGTATATAAAATTTATCATTATTAACCGTATTATAGATGTAGTCGTATGGAGATGTTGATAATTTCGCATCAAAAATAATACTTAATTTATTTTTTATAAATTTATCAGTATGAATACCTTTGATTTGAAAAATATAAATATTGTTGTTTAATGACGACTCTGATGGAGCGTCGATTGAAGATACATTGTAAATTTGATAATATGTCGAATAATTTATTAAACTATCCGGTGTGTCCGAACATGTTATGAAACATGTGTTATCTATACGTTCATATTGCGAATTAAATAACATACTATATATCAACATAGATGTATTATTTGATGCAATTGTTGTTTTAATTACTTGTAAAATACTTTTAATGTTTAATGAATCAATCGATGAATAGTTATTATCAACAATGATAATAAGTGGATAAATATAATAAATTGCATTTGTATTAATTAGATAATTATTATTATTGCTTAAATCAAGAGTCAAAATATCACTGGGTGCTGAATTTACAATAGTATTGTAAGAGTATAATTCATCTGATTGGATAATACTATATGACAAGTTCTTAATAAAATTATTAAAAAAATCATTAAACAGTAAAATTTGTTTCTCAGTTTGGGTATTTGATAGATAACTGTCATAATATGTAATAATATTAACAAATGAAATATATGTATCGTAGTTTTGCATCATAATGTCAATCATTTGTAATTTTATTTTGTTTATAAATTGAAAACTATAATTCAATATATTGTTTCCAGGTAATGATGTGATTTTTGTTTTATCTAAATTGACATTCAAACTCTTCAATTGTTCCGCTGTTAGCAAAGTACTATTATTTACCTCATTAATAACATTATTTAAAACAACATCCAAATTGATATATTCAGTTGATGAAAAATTCGTTGAAAGACTAGATCCATTATTGATTAATATATCTTCTAAATCGATCTCATTATAAACCAAATCAAATTTATCAGTCTGCAAAGCAATAGATCCGTTCAATGTCTTATGCAAACTATTGATTTCATTTAACAAACTATATTTTATAGTTTCAGATGTGGTTGGTAATCTTGATACGTAAATGATATAATTATATAAAATTAATTCCAATACTTCTAATTTATCAATATTATAATTAAATGCTTCAAAATTCCCACTATATTTTTTATTATCAAGATGTGTTCTTACTATATTGAAAAAATTATCCTTGTATTCGAACTGTATTGAAGGTAATTCAAATTTAAGATCTAAACTTTTTAATAAATCGCCATAATTTGGAATTATAATGTTCTTAGTGATTGATTCACCAGATAGAGTTAATGGTCTTTCAACTTGTTCTATCGAAAATAATGTTGGCTTTTTATACACTATTTTAAATAAAGTGATTTGTGGATTCTCCACTAATATTTTATCTTGATTTCCATAAGAGATTAATTGTAATATACCTCCTTTTCCCATATTATTTGTTCTGTTACATTTATAATATAAATCTTTTTTTAAATAAAAAATTTATATTATTATGAATCAAATGTTTCAAACTTATTTTTATTATGTTGAAAACACTAATGTTGCTAGTCCGTTATGTATCCGTAAAACATTATAATTAATAGCATAAATAGACAGTTCATAATTAAAACCATTTTTATTGATATAATTATAATATTTTTTATTTAGATTAATATTCAATGTTTGTGAAGCAATCAAAGATAAATTGCAACTACCGCTTGGTTGGTATTCTGTTGGATGTAGGAAAATGAATATGCATTTATTCCATCATTTGGTGTTGCTTTATAAAATTGATATGGTACAACATAATTAAAATATTTACTATCCATCTCTGGTGTCCTGTTCTGTCCGTTAAATGCTATATATTCTGTATTTATTGGACTAAAATAATTAGCATCTGGATTATTATATATTATTCCGTAAAAACCATCATTATAATCTACATATTGCAAATATGTTACATCAATTGTTACATAAGTTGCGCCACTATTAATTACCCTATATTTTCCATCATAATATTTAGAATAACGTAATATAATATCACTATTGTTTGCGAAAGGAATGGAAGTATCATTATCATTAACAAATGAAATAGTGACAGACAAGTCTTCATTTAGAGTGATATTTTGAATAGCATAAATTTGAACTGGATAATATATATTGTATAATTTATATTTTGATGCTAAACTATTTTCTTTTATAATCCAATATATTTCTTTGACTGGATGTTGAAATCCCATATCAATCGATAATGATTCTACATTATTAATATTTGATACATTCATTTGAACCGTCTGAACTAAATATTCATGTGAAAATTGAGCGAATTTTTTTCGTTCATCCACATCCATATATACATAATCTATATAGAGAGCACATGAACCTAATTTAATTAAATTATTCAAATTTTGATCTCCATTATAGAAACAACATTTATCCAATGAATTAAATTCAACAGTGTAATCAACATCATGATATACAAGGGATACCATTGGAAGAGCATTACCGTTGTGTTGTGAAAACCAGAATGGTAATGGTATATATAATGTAGTTGCTGGTTTATATAAATTATCATAATTTGTTAGAGCCGAAATAGATCCAATCATTGTATCTAATGTTTTTCGCTGTTTAAAATCTCCATTTAGAGAATAATACACATTTAAAAAATCACTATCAAATGAAGTTACATCAACTCCTCCTAATGATATAGTACATCTATTTATCAGATTAAAACCTAATCGATCGGTCCATGAAAAATATTCAAATGTTGTGTTAATATTATTGATTCCAACATTTATTTTATTTATATTTTGATATAGTGTTTTCTCTTGATTTTTATAATAATCAGTCATTCCACTTATAAATGAAGACACATCAACTATAAATTGTTGGGTTTTTGCATCTGAACCAACGTAAGGTGTAGGTGATTTAAACTGAAGGTTATATTGTGTTATTACATCATTCATATTTAAACCTATTGCACTGATAGAAGTTCCATATTCCAATGCATATTTTGTCATCAGTGTGTTTGCAGTGTACCATGTTGAATTAATTGTATTGATTTCTAAATTTAGACCATTTAGAATAATAAAATTGTATTTAAAAAATAAATTATATTTTGGTATTAATGCATTATATAGACCTAATTGTGTATTTAATGTTGCTAATTGATTTTTGTCTATATATTTAGAGTAATTATTTATTCTCAAGGCTGGTAAAGAAACTTGAAGATACATTTTATAAATAAGGTCACCAGTTTTGGGTATATTTGTAGTTACTTTCTGGTCGAAATTAGAGATGCCTTCTAATGGTATTACAATATTTTCAACTGCAAAATTCGTATGTTTTTTATACACTATTTTAAAAAATGTAATCTGTGGTATTCCTGTTAAAAATAAATCAGCACTTCCTTGACTCACAATTTGTAATAATCCTCCTGTCATACTATTTTATATAATATTATAATTATATAACATTTATATATAATTATAATTTCTAAACTTAAAATATATTAATTTATGAGTTGTAATATTGATTCATTCCTTGACTCTATCCATTCTAATGATCCTTCTAATATTCTTAAAAAATCTATCAAATATTTAATTATGTTCTCTGTCGTCGCTTTAACCGCTAAATGGATATCTACTTATAAACTTGATCTGCACGAAATTATTATAATCGCTCTAGCATCCTCCGCCACATTCATCATTTTGGATACTTTCTCTCCTAATATTTATAAAGATAGACAACATACTGAAAACAAAAAAAATTAATATTTTCAATCATGTATTAACTTGATGAAATAAATTCCCATCTTAAATGCTTACATATTTGTAGCCATAGATGGTCTTGTTCTTGTAGCTTACTATGAGATTTCAAGAGTGGGAAGTGAGGTAAAAATTCGTCCATACCTAATAGTTGAAAGAATTTGTGAAAGATAAAATTATAATTTAAAAAATTTCTTCTATCTTTGCTACGATATATTTTGAATGGTTCTTGAATTTCTTTAAACATTGATTTTAATTTTTCTTCAGTTTCCCGAGTAATAGTTGGAGGTGGGAGACCAGTTAGATGGTTAATAATAAAGGGTATATGTTCGAAATATTGATTGAGTTCTAATTTTTTGAGTATTTGTCGCATTCTTTTTTTTGTAAGTTCATTAGGATTAGTAATTTTTTGTTTTTTTATTTCGTGGATGATAGAATTGAATATTTCTGGTTGTATGTCGGTTGATTCTTTAGCTTGAAATTGGTTCATTAGTTCTGAAAAATGGTTCATTCTTTTATAGCCAGTACTTTTGTTTTCATAGAATGGATCTTTAAAATTAACTTTTTCCATGTCAATAATTACTCTGTCACTATGCCCGCATTTCATACACACAAGATGCCCGTCACTCGACTGTAATGTTTTTTCTGTATTACATTCGGGACACAATTGATTTTGTGATGATTTCTTTTTTATATTTTTATTCATGGTACATCGTAAATATTCTTCAAATATATTGTTATCATTATCTGTCATAATATTATGATCTTTATTTTTTTTACATGTATTAAAAAATTCTATGAGTGTTTTACTTTCACGTGAATTAGAACGATTTCCTGTAACATCATCTAATTTTATTTTATTTGCGGCACTATTTTCTCCAACAGTTGAGTTTCGATTTATACCATAATATTGTGTCAAAATTGGTAAAGATTTAACATAGTATTCGTGTTCGTCTTCACAAGAATTAATTCGTTTAATTGTATCTTCAAGTTGTTCTATTTTGCATAATAATTCAGATTTTTTACTAATGTCTGTAATAGTATAACTACTAGGTGGTATGTTTTCGAGGTCAGCAAGTTCTTTTTTTAGTTTATCTATTTTGTTTTGTAATTTTGAAACACTTTTTTCTTGTTTCTCAAAATCTGACATAAATTTGGTATGTAATGAATCTATTGTTCCATAATTCATCAATGACGAGTCATATTGAATGGTTTTTTTCAGTGTTGTATATTTTAATTTTTTTGTGATAAACAAATCATCCATTAGATATACTAAATATAATTATATATATATCTAATTTTTTATATATAAATTTCTCAAATCTTAGAAATATAAGTTTTTTTTGTAAAAACGATTAGTTGATCTGTTTATTTAAGAATAAAAATATGATATTATTATATGGAATATTATTTTAATTGTATATACGATTTTTTTAAAAGTACATATGATTCATTATTAAATTTGAAATTGAATTTTTTTTATAGTGCTAATGTAGTTCCTCCTCATATTAAAGTCTATATTAATGAAAATATTGATATTAAAAAAATAGATATTAAAAATAAATCTGGAGACACTGGATATATTGATTTTATTATAAAAGAAGATTTTCCGGTAGGTTCAAATGTGGTGTATGGTTATGATAAATTTAATCGTTTCTTTTTATCGGTTCTTTATTGTGAGACGAAACGACCAGAATATTACCATGTCATGACTATTTTTGAGAGATATTCGAATGATCCACATTTGATAGTTTCGGCTGGTTATAAATTTATAGAAAATGTCGTCGCTACATGGAATTTGAGTTTAGATAGGATGGATTCACAGATTGCTAACTTTTTTAAGTTGATTAATGATGGAATGGTTGATGTTGAATATTTTGATAACAACGATCTTACTTATAAGTCAATTCAATATAAATTATATGATAATTACAATGATGAGGATGAATATGTGAATATTAGATTATAAGATTATGTTTTTCTTTTTTTTGCTCGTTTATGTGTTTCGATAACTTTATCTTTATTATTGTAAAGCATTTCTTTGATTTCTTTTTCTGCTTTTTTGTATATTCTTTTTTCTTTATCACTTCCGGTGTCTCTATAATTTCTAAAATTATCAACAATATCGTCAATTTCGATATGTTTGTGTTCGGTTATCATAACATCTTCTCTTTTTTTCATATCATCTAAATTATTAACGTGGTTTAACAATAATTCGTCCATGACATAATCTACTGATTTTAGATCAGGTTTAATTCCATTGAAGATAACAGCGTTTTGCATTTTCTTATCTGGAATATAAACATTATGAAATTCTGGATGTTTATTACTAAAATGTGTTACTTCGATGCTTCTCAACAACATTGAATTTTTATGACATCCAAATATGTATTGTACCTCTTTAGCAGTTAGTTTATCAGCAGGATTTTCTGCTCCAAATCTAATTATTTTTATATTGTTTGTAATATTTGTGGTGTTATTTGTTGTATTATTGGAATTTATATTATTAGTCGTTGTTATTGGTGTTTGGGTTGGTGTCTCTGTTTTTATTTTAGATTGAAGGTCGTTTATAGTGTTTTTAAGTTCAATAATTTCTTTTTTATGTTCGTCTTCAATCTGTTTTTGATTTTCTTGGATTTTTATCAGTATTTCTAGAACATCATTATTGTTTTCTGTTTGAGACTCAAATTTTTTCTTACATTTATTTGTTTTAATGTGTGTTTTTAGTCTAAATTTAGTAGTAAATATATCTAAACAATTATCACATTTAAATATTTTTGCATCTGTTTGTGTAATTTCTTCGAGCTCGTTTGTTGGTGTATTTAATACCTCATTGTTATTTATCAATGTTATCTCATTTATTTTAGTACATTTAAATTTTCTTGATAAATGCGTCTCATAATTAAATTTACGATTGAATGTTTTCTGACAATCATCACATGTATATATCGACATACTATATATTAACATTTTATTTTTAAGTATGTAACATTTACTTGGAAAATGTGAAATAATTACAAGTTATTAAAAAATTAAGTTATGATGTATTAATGTCTAAATGATAATAATACATAAAAATAAAAAAAATATATATCTATATTTACTTGAATTTAACATTTTCTAAGCAACGATTCTATTCAGCAAGAGCGCGCGCCTTTTTTTTATTTCATGATTTTTTTTGAAGCCGGAATAAAAAAGCTGAATAAATGAAATTTTAGTTATAAAAGGTGGAAGACTTTTATTTTAGATTGAAGATCATTTATAGTGTTTTTAAGTTCGATGATTTCTTTTTTATGTTCGTCTTCGATCTGTTTTTGATTTTCTTGAATTTTTATCAGTATTTCTAGAACATCATTTTTGTTATCTTCAATTGAAGATTTATTTGTATTTATTTTTGTATCTGCATTAACAAATTTACATCTAAATAACATATGGCGTTTATAACTATCACTTCTTGAAAATTGTTTATTACAATTAATACATTTATTATGATTATTATCATCATCTTTTATTGCTGGTGGAGTATCGGTGGAAA